CGAAGTCCTGAATTAGATGGTGCTCTCAGTTTGACACGTACCGCAGTCAATAATGTGATTAAATTGATAAAACAATTTGAACAACAGAATATTTGTGCTGATGGTGCTCGTCAAGAACCTGTTGGTGTTCTTCTTAAGGGAGGAACGGGAGTTGCTAAGAGCATTGTTATGGAACACGTAGCGAGTGCTTTTTGCGCTCTTACTCTTGAAGAAGTACAGTACGATGCTTTTTTACAAAATAGAAAAGAGTTTATTTTCAATCACCAACCTGAAAATATATATTTTGATGGGTACAAACCAACGACTCATGTAACCTTCATAGATGAAATTTTTCAAATCAAAGATGTTGCAGGTAAACCTGATGGTGAACCTATGCAATGTCTTAGAATGTTAAATGGTTTTGAGATGAGTTTGCACATGGCTGAGTTAGAAAACAAAGGTCATATCAAGTTCAATTCAAAGATGGTCTGTGGTACTACCAATTGTAAATCAATTAAACCAGAAAGTATTGTTGATGCAACAGCTTTAGTGAGGAGATTCCCTATCTCTGTAATTGTGTGTCCGGCAGATGAGTACTGTGAAGACACGAGTCTAGATATTTGGAATAGAAAGTTTGATTTTTCTAAACTTCCAAAAGCTCATCATGATGGTCATGAAGTTACTAAACTGTTGCCTGAATATCAACAATTTTGGGACTCTGATGTATGTGGTAATCCTATTGGAGAACCATTTAGTTTTAAAGTTTTGATGGAACGAATACACAATGCCTATTTAGATAGGAAATTGTGGCACCAACAAAATTTAGAGGCCTACAACAATACTCGTGATGAATATCGAAGAAAGAGGAATTTGATCTTAGATGATGAGATTGAGATGATAGAACCCCAGGCTGGGAGGATGGCACAGATTAAAATGGAAATGAAATGTGTGCAAGATCCTGTTTATTGTGGTTCAATTATGATTGCGTACGATGAAATTATGTCTGAGTACAAAAAGAAACCAGCATGGGATAAAATACAATATTTCCTTGTTTTGCAATTGCAATTAGAGAAGCTCTACGAAAAAGATTCTATTCCAGATAACATGATGGACAAGTTGGTTATATATATAGCTGATGTTGGACCTGAAAACGCGGTTGAAGCGTTTTTGAATTTCAAGATGTATAAAAATTTCATGGATGATGAAATGTTTTTATTATCAAGACAAAATTGTAAAACTCGTGCTAAACTACCTTTCGAATATGAAGATATTGGTAGAAAAAGATACTTTCCAACTATAAAAGACTCTATTTGTACAGGTGATTACCCATTACTTATGCAATGTCTTAGACAATATTCTCAATTTATCAAAGGCGGTCTTGCTGTTGGAGCAGTTCTCCTTGGTATTCCATTGGTTACGCGAATGGTCAAAGCTTTTATTCCTAGTTATAATAATGATCCTCAATCATTCTCTCATTCTGATAAAATGAGAGCTACGGTTAAGGGTCCAAAACAGAAGAATTTTGGTAGCTCTGAAGCCGCTAAAAAAGCTTTAACTGAACCGCAAGCAGGAGAGCATGACCAAAATGGTATTGATATAGCGAAATCTGTAGTAGGTACCAATTTATTCTACCTATATACTGAATCTCATGAAAATGGTGATTTCAATTTTGT